TATTGATATATTATCACTTAATTCATCTAATAGTAATTTAGGAATATCACCTGATCCAACTCTATTATTTGAATATCCAGGTGGTCCCGATTCAATTGGAGGTATAGGATTTACTACTATTGAAAGAAAGGTCATATCTGATTTTGATCCTAATCTAGATGTTAATCAAGGAATATATACATTTAATTACAATCAATTATCACAGGCTTTAAATGATAATGATAGACAAAAAGGTATAATTAAACAGGATTTTAGAGCTCAACTTAACGGGGCAATCTCATCTAGTGAATATCTTAGCGGTAGTATTGAAGTTAAATATAAACTTGGAACTAAAACTGGTGACAGTATTAATAAACCAGATAATATATATAGATTTATTGAGCCTAATGTAGATCCATGGGATAACATTACAAACACATTCCCAGTATCAACCGAAGATCTTATAAGATTCGGATTTGAAGCTATTAATTACGATCCTGTAGGGAGTATATTCGTTCAATTTAGAGCATTTATATCATCATTTAGTGATAATAATTCTGCAGAATATAGCTCAGTAAAATATATAGGTAGGGGTGAAACATTTTACGGATACACCGGATTTACAAGAAATATTGGCTTTGGATTTATTATAGCTGCATTATCTAAGAATGAATTATTACCAATATATAAAAAACTAAATATATTACTATCCCAAATATATCCCGATTACGGGTCAAACAGCTTTATGAGAACACCAGTTGTTAAAATGACTATAGGTGATTATATTTATAGACAACCAGGATTTCTTAATAGTATGAATTTATCAATAGAAACAGATTATCCATGGGAAATAGATAGTAGAGGTATATCTGATGCACAGTTACCGCACGTAATAAAAGCAGAATGTCAGTTTACACCAATACATGATTTCTTACCAAGAAGATCACAAGATAATAAAATAACTCCATTAATAAATCAAAGAACAAGAATTATTAACTCCGATACAAGTATTCTGGATTCCAGTCTGCAGCAGAGATAATAAATACTTAACTATTAATAACATTGCCTAGATAATATTAATCATGCCCAGTAGATATCAATATATTCCAATAACTAAAAATAATACAGGAAAAAGGTATTACACATCCAATATATACCCCGATATACCGGCAGATGCAAATGACATTTATGTAATAACTACTATATCTGATAGATTAGATATACTAGCATACGATTTCTATGGAGACACAACCTTGTACTGGATAATATCAATGGCAAATAATTTACCCGGTGATAGCTTAGTACCTACTCCCGGAACACAATTAAGAATACCAGTTAATATTGAACCGGCACTGAATTTGTATAATAACGCAAATCAGAATAGATAGGTTATGAGTCAAGAAAAATTTACAAATATCGTAGGTGTTCCTCTTAAAAAATATGTAAAGGAGCAATTATATACTAGATCATTTCAAGGATCAACTATTGATTCAAGAACTAATGATCAAATACTGTATTTAGCTAATAAAACATGCTGGATAAGATTGGTATCATTTGTAGATGTAGGAGACGATCAATTAAGAAGAGATCTAGATATTGAAGGAAAACAAAAAGCTGGAACACCTACTGATGTTTCTAAGCAATGGATACTTTTCGGAGGAACATCCTACATCTCCCTGAATAGAGCGGGCAGATATCAAAATAACAACATAAATTTACGATCAGGGATAGAATCAAACGATCCATCTTCTATAACTAATAATTCAGCATATGGATTAGGAGGAGTAGATCAATTCGGATATAGACCTATGCCGGGAATAACATCAGCAACAATAGATCATGCAGGTACAGCTGGATCATTAAGAATTGCTAATATAAAATTTAAGGTATGGAATATTAATCAATTAAATGCAATTGATCTACTTTACTTTAGATTAGGATATTCATGTCTTCTTGAATGGGGACATACTACTTATCTTGATAATAATAATAAATTAGTAACAATAGGTCCGCAGATTAACCCTTTAGATGTATTTAATAACGATTTATATAAAACTAAAGAAGGAATACTTAGAGGTATAAGCGATAAAAGAGTAAAATCATTTGGTAATTATGATGGGTTATATGGATTAATATCTAATTATGAATGGTCTCAGGCTGAAGACGGATCGTATGACTGTAATGTTAAATTAACAGGTCTAGGTAGTGTTATTGATTCATTAAAAATTAATCAAGCATTTAGTATGCCTGGAGGAGGGTCGGAAAGTGCAGTTCAAAACATAAATGATAATACCACTCAAAAAGTATCCGGTAATATAACAGTACCAGCATCAACCAAGCCATATATAATACAAGGTAGAAACAGCATAGCATGGCCAGATATAGGCGAAATAATTAACTCAGGAGAAACTGTACTTATAAATTTTGAGAAATTACAGAAAAGAAAAAACGATTTACAGCAACTAATAAATCAATCAATAATACCTGAAGATAAAGGTGTAAATATTAAGTTTATATATAATAATTCTAAGGGAAATACACTATCTAAATCATATTCAATTAACAACCCATTATTAAAATCAGGTCAAATAGGATATTCTGAGATTGATTATAATAGACTAATACAGATATCTAATAATGAACTAAAACAAGGTTTCTATGTCTCTTCGCAAGATTATTTAAATTTAAAAACAGAACAGGAGATTGCACTAAAACAATGGATACTAGAATCAGCAACTCCTAAATTAATAAAACTAACTAAAAAAATACCACTAAAATCAGAGGAAAAAATAACAGTATTTACAGGAACAGGCACAGGAGATTCAGCATCTGGGTTTGCGGATCTAGACTCAGTAGAATTTATTAATACTGATATATTAATTGAAATAACCTTTAATGCAGACTATTCCGAAAATTTAGACATTATTAGACCTGTAGCAAATTTAAACCAAGGAGCTGGCCAGATTAAATCACAGGCTTTAAGAAGATATTATCTTAATTATGTACTTGATGTTTGGAATGCTCCTGATTACAATAAAAAATTATCATTCAAAGAAGGATTAAGAGAAGAATTAATAACAATTAGTAAACTATCAGCAAGAAATGTAAACGATAACGCAATAAAAATATCAGCATTAATTGAAACAAAAGATGTTATATCAAAGGAAGGATATACTCCAGGGTTTAGGATTCAAAAAGTTCAAGAAACAGTAAAAAGTATATTTGATAAGATTGAATCATATAATAATAGTACAGAAGAAAAAGTATTTTTTACTATACTTCCTGCAAATAACGATAGTATATATAACGGGGATACTTATAGTAAATCAAAAACACAAAAGGTATTAGATATAGCTACTATTATATATAACTTTGATGAAAAAAAATTATTAAATTCTAGTAATACTGAAGGATACGTACCTGGAGAATCATTAGATACAATCCAAACCAGTATTCCAGAACAATATTTTTCTAATATTGATAAATTTTTAATAGATTTAAGAGATTTTGCATCAGCTAGTCCAAATAGTACAAGAGAAGTACCAGGCTCGTATGAATTTATAACTGAACAATTAAAAAACGGCCCCTTAGATCCAATTAGAATAAATAATGAAAATACAGTATTTTCTGATAATACTAGCGATGTAACTAGCCTAGGTATAGAAAAGCAGCTAGCATTCTTTATTAATAAAGGATTTAACAGTGAAGTATTATCGGGTGAATTAAAATCATCAGAAAAAATATCCAATGTTGATTTTAGAGAACTATTTAAAGTATACAAAGCAGGATTAGAAGATAACGATAATCAAGGTAAAACATCTAAGTTTTGCTATATTAAATTAGGATTGTTATTATATTATATAAATAATAATAGTATATTCTATGAAAAAAATACTGATGGAAAAATTAAAAAACCCTTTATATACATAGATTTTAATCCAGAAACAAACTACTGTTTTACCACACCATACCAGCTATCGATAGACCCTGGGGTGTGTATGATTAAAATTAATATTAATAATCAAATATATCAAAAATTATTTCCTGAAAATGCAAAACCTATAAATCCATTTAATAATAAATTAGATGCATTTTCTCCTAATGTACAATCTGGATTCGGAGAAAAGGAAGGTATATCATCACTTAGAGGAAAATTAATGAATATTCCTGTTAATATTGATCATGTTATTAATATTATACAATCTCAATCAAATAGTAATTCTAAAACTGATGTTTATTTAAGATCATTTTTAGAAATATTAATGGATGATATTAATAAATCATTGGGTAATATTAATAGTTTTAGAGTTGGATATTATGATGACGCCAATACAGTAAGAATATATGACGATCAAATGATTAACCCTCCTTCAAATCAATCAACCATATCATCAAACGGTCCTGAAAGTCCGTTAATGCTAACAGAACCAACAGTTATTCCTATAATAGGTAAAAATTCTATAGTTAGATCTTTACAGCTAAAAACAGAAGTTAGTACTAAGATGAGTCAAATGATTGCATTCAGCTCACAGGCAGGTAACTTAGGATCACTAAACACAGACTCATCAGCATTAGGATATAATAATGATGAATTAATAGACAGAGTACTACCTGTAAAAGAGATAGCAGTAAATACTAGCGGTATTAATAATAACGCGACTAAATCAAATATAAATGCAGATAAAGATGCGGCAACAATATTTAATAATACAGTAATTGAAATTTATAATCGAGGTATATATACAAAATCTAATGTTAATACCTCAAAAGTATACTATACTACTGCAGCTAATAAATTAAAAGCAGGAGAAGATACAACTAAAGCAAGACAAGTATTACCTATTAGTATTAATATAGGAATGGACGGAATAAGCGGAATGTCTCTATTAGAAGGATTCACGGTTCCTAAAGATGTTCTGCCTACTCAATATTTAGATAAAAAAGGATTTAATAGAGTAGGATTTGCTGTTGCCGGATTAAATCATACTATAGATAATAATCAATGGGTAACATCTATTAGAGGTCAAATGATTAATATCCCAATATCATCACCAACAAACGCTAATAATTTAGGTAATATTGATGAAAGTATCGGAGGAGGTCAGCCTACTAATAATATATCCATTAATTCAACAGCCTTGGATACTAGCTTTATAGGAACTAATGCTGAAGCTAAAAAAACAGCAGAACAATATTTAGGTAGATCAATATCCTCCATTGAATGGTCACAATTGATATCAGCAACATTTGCTGAAGCTAGTAATAATCAAACAGAAAGAGCATATGTAATGGGAGCTATATTAAATAGAACAAGAAGTAAATCATGGGGTCCGACTATAACAAATGTATTAACTGCAAAAAATCAATTTCAAGCAGTAACCGGTACTAGAGCAAACCCAGTTCCAAGTAGGCAATATTTAAATGGCCCTAGTCCTACTCAAGCAGATAATATTTACGGTGCAGCAATTAATTTATTAAGTAATGTTCCTAAAAATATAATAAATTTTACAGCAGCAGATATAAAAAGCTACGGTCCAGGAACAAGACCAAAATATAGACAAGAATTATTTGCAAGAGGCGGATTTATAATAGGTAAAACAATTTTTTCAACATAATATATGATTAAGTATTATCCTAAAAATAGAATTACTATTAATAAATATACTAGAGGTGATGAATACCAGCTTAATGGAAAACCATATATTGGAGCATACTATAAAACATTTAACGGTAAAATATATACTGGTATTAATCCTGTAATAGGATCATCTCAAGAACTACAAGCTATTCAGAATAATAATATTAATATAAACTTAGATAATAAAAAAGGTGTAATAATATTAAATAACAAATCAGATCAATACATTAAAAATCCTAACATAAAGAACTTACAATCATACCAAATCCCACCTCAATATTACCCTCAACCGACCGATTCAGATTATGCAAAAGGATATATCATGAGGTATTTTGCAAAGAAAAGAAATGATATTGGATATGTTATAGAGATATCAAAAGATACATATCTTTCATTACAATCCAGTACTAGTGAATATGATTATATAACATATCAAGCTATTGATTTATTTTGGCAAATAACTGGTCCTTTAAAAGATACAAGAGAAAATAGACAGTACAAAATCTCTGGAATTATAGACACAAATAAAAGATTAGTTCAAACTAAAGATAAATTATTTAGAGGATTAATTGAATATATCGGAGAAAAATACGATAAATACGCAAGACCTTCTATCTAAGTTGTTATTATGAGAACAAATACGTATATTATGGTTCAATTAAGGTTATATGTTTTATATAATAGAAACGAAAGAGCAGTTATTACAATTAAGTAAGGATGAAGACAGCTTTATCCATATTATTTCATCTAATAGTAATTATCACCCTAAAATTAGTAGTATTTCTTCACTCTATTATCACAATAGGGAGAAAGGGTTTATAATTGCGTTTGATCATAGCGAAACATTTTCAATAGATATAAATGATGTTATAGAATTTTTATCTAATCATAAGAAACTATACTGTATAGATAAAAAGTATCATTCATATTTTATTCCATCAGATAATCTAGTTGATATTAATTTTATTATAATAGATGAGGAAAATAATAATATCGATTTAGATTGTGATACATTATTACATAGGAATTTCTATAAAAAATATTATCATAATCCTAACATAAATAAACTAATTCCTATATCTAAACATTACGAAAAATGTGAATATCTATATGAAAAAATACAAAAATATATAGGATTAGAAAATACAGATAATCTTTATAATGAACTAGTAAAGGAGTATAAAAGAGTTGAAGAAAAAGGAATGTTAATCGATGAAAAAACATTAGATAAGCATTTTGAACTAAACTGGAAGCCATATTCTATTCAAGACGAAATTATATATAATTATTATAATTTATATAACCTAACAGGTAGACCAACTAATTCGTTTAATAGTATTAACTTTTTAGCAGTAAATAAAGATAATAAATCAAGAGAAAGTTTTTATCCTATAAATGATATGTTTATAGAATTTGACTTTGACGGATATCATCTAAGATTAATATCAGAATTAATTAATTATAAAATAAGTACGGACGAATCTATACATATAATATTAGGTAGAGAATATTTTAATTGTGATAATATAACTGACGAACAATATAAACAATCTAAAGAAATAACTTTTAAGCAGATATATGGAGGAATTAATAAGCAATATGAACATATTGAATTTTTTCAAAAAATAAAAGAATATATAATAAAAGCTTGGAATGAATTTAATAATAAAGGGCTAATAAAATTACCAACAGGAAGAATATTACATAAAAATAAAATTAAAGAATTTAATCAATTAAAATTATTTAATTATATTATTCAAAACTTGGAAACTAAATATAATGTAATTATATTAAAAGAAATAAATGATTTACTAGAAAACACTAATAGTTATATATCATTAGTAGTATACGATTCCTTTCTTATTGATTACTCAATTAAAGACGGAAAAGAAATATTATTACAAATTAAAAAAATAATAAATAAATATAATTTAACATCAAAAACTAAGTACGGAAAGAATTATCACTCTTTAGTAAAAACTACATATTTATAATGGATATTACATACACGTTACAAGATATAATGAATAAGTTATTCTGTACTTTTACCTCACATGAGGAATTAGAAGAAACTCTTAATACAATAAAATCACATTATTCTATCCTATATGGTAAAATTTTTATATTAGAAGCCAAAGATAGTAATGAGTTATTATGTACGTATAATATTGATCCTATAAATTCAAATTCAAAGGTTATATCAAATACAATATTACTTCATCGTAAAAAAGAAACCAATACTCTTTATACTATAAATGCATTAAATCTCTTAATTAAAGAGTTAAATATGGGAGTAATTGATTCTAATTATAAAGTAGAATGGCTTGATTTTAAAAATACCGTTCTATTAACGCAAGGATCTGATCTAAGAAAACTCCAAACCAAGATCAATAAGATTATCCTAGTTTAATTATTTTACAAAATAAAGTTGCATATTGTAATAATTATTACTATATTATAAATTATTATTAAACAAAAGTTACGAAAATGGATTTAAACCTAATCAAATCAAAGCTAGCATCAATGCAGCAAAAACCTGGCGGATCTAAAAGAGATCTATCAGTTATTATCTGGAAACCTGCAATCGGAAAACACTCGGTCCGCATGGTTCCATCAACTCACAATAAGCAATGGCCATTTAAAGAATTATTTTTTCATTATGGAATTGGAAATCGAACTATGATTTCATTAATTAACTTTGATGAAAAAGATCCTATTGTTGAATTTGCAGCACAAATTAGTAAATCTAATGATAAAGAAAATTGGCAATTAGCTAAAAAGTTACAACCTAAAATGAGGGTATTTGCACCTGTTATTGTTAGAGGTGAAGAAGACAAGGGTATACGTCTATGGGAGTTCGGAAAGGAGGTGTATATGGAACTTCTAGCGATTTTAGAAGACGAAGATGTAGGTGATTTTACCGATCCAGTTGAAGGACGAGATCTAACAATTGATACAGTAGGACCAGATCAATCAGGAAGAACGTACAACAAAACCTCAGTTAGAGTACGTACAAAAATAACACCACTATCAACTAATGCAAGTGATGTAAAATCTTGGTTAGAAACTCAACCTAATCCATTAGAATTATTTAAAAAATATCCATATGAGGAAATGAAAGAATCATTACTTCAATGGTTAAGCCCTGAATCAGAAGAAGAGATTAAACCAGCACCAATTAATACATCTACATTATCACCGCAAAATATTTCTAAAACAATACCAGAATTAGTTTCGGCAGGAACAGGTAATAAATATTCAATCTCTACAAAGAAGAATATAGATGATGAGTTTGACAAGTTATTTAGTGATACATCAGAATCAGCAGTAGCAGATGATGATGATTTACCGTTTTAATTAAAAATATAATATGGCAAAAACAAAAGAGGTATCACTAAATGCAAGTATATCAAGTGCAATAAATGGTAAGCATGATTTAGATAAATTTAAAAAAGGTAAGAACCTAGGAGGAGCAAGTGTTAAATTTAAAGACCAAGCATGGATACCTTTATCCAATGCTTTTAGAAAAGCTGTATCAGTGCCAGGTATTCCTGCAGGCCATATTACCCTTTTAAGAGGGCACTCAGATACAGGTAAAACAACTGCATTGTTAGAAGCAGCAGTAAATACCCAGAAAATGGGCATTTTACCTGTATTAATTATTACTGAGATGAAATGGTCATGGGAGCATGCTAAGATGATGGGTCTCCAGGTAGAAGATGTTATAGATGAAGAAACAGGAGAAGTAGTAGATTATAAAGGATTTTTTATATATACTGATAGAAGCAGCCTTGGTACTATTGAAGATGTTGCATCATTAATAAATGATCTATTAGATGAGCAGAAAAAAGGTAATTTACCGTATGATCTGTGTTTTTTCTGGGACTCAATTGGGTCTGTACCATGCAAGATGTCAGTAGAAAAATCATCTAATAATAATGAATGGAATGCTGGAGCGATGTCTGTTCAGTTCGGAAATTTTATCAATCAACGAATATTATTATCTAGAAAATCTAATTCACCATATACTAATACACTAGTTGCTATTAACAAGGTATGGGTTGCTAAACCTAATATGCCTATGGAGCAGCCTAGAATGAAAAACAAGGGCGGGGATACAATGTGGTTTGACGCTACTATGATTATTACATTTGGTAATATAACAAATCAAGGTACATCTAAAATTAAAGCTATTAAGGGAGGTAAAGATGTAACGTTTGCTAAACGTACTAAAGTTCACGTAGAGAAGAATCACATATCTGGTGTTGATACTAAAGGAAATATTATTATGACACCTCACGGTTTTATAGAAGATGATAAAAAAGATTTAGAAGTATATAAAAAGCAACACTCAGAAGAATGGTTAAAAATATTAGGCGGAGGAGATTTTCAAGTAGTAATTGAAGCAGAAATGACAGAAGATATTAGAGATATTTTTGATCATACAAATGAATAAAGACTTTAGAGCAATATTCGATAGTTTAAAAGAATCAAAACAAGAGACCTTATATACTAATGATAAGGTACTCTTGGTTGATTCCTTAAATACCTTTTTAAGAAGTTTTGTGATGATCAATCATTTAAACTCTCAAGGAAATCATATAGGTGGATTAACCGGTTATTTAAAATCAATAGGGTTTGCTATTAAGCTTATAAAGCCTACAAGAGTAATATTAGTTTTTGACGGAATGGGAGGGTCAACAAATAAACAATACCTCTATCCAGAATACAAAGCTAATCGTAAGCTTAAAAAGATAACTAATTGGGATGCATTTGATACAAGAGAAGAAGAAGCCGAATCCATTACTAATCAAGTATTAAGGCTAATAGAGTATTTAAAATGTCTCCCTGTAGATTTACTTTGCATAGATAAAATCGAAGCAGATGATATAATAGGGTATCTAGCTAACAACCTAGAAGGTCACGTACATATAATGTCATCTGATAAAGATTATATTCAATTAGTATCAGACAGAGTAACCGTGTATTCTCCTATAAAGAAAAAGTTCTATACTCCTAAAGAAGTTAAACAAGAACTATTAATTCCTGCCATTAATTATCTTAATCATAAGGTATTATTAGGAGATATATCTGATAATGTTCCCGGGGTCCGAGGATTAGGACCTAAAGGATTAATTAAATTGTTTCCGCAGTTACAAAGTGAAAGAAAAATCCCGCTAAAAGAGATAGTACAATATAGTAAAGATAATGCAGATAGTAAAAAAGCATACCAATCAGTATATAACTTCCGAAACCAATTAGAGATTAATGAAAAGCTAATGGATCTCCATAGTCCTAATGTACCAGAAGAAGATATATTAACTATACAAAATATCATTGCAAATCCAAGCAAACGCATTGATAGACAGTCCTTCTTAAATATGTATAGTGAAGATAATTTAGGTAATTCTATACCTAATACTGCAATGTGGTTATTTGATGTATTTGATTATATTACACATATTAAGAACAAATAGTTGATATTATAAAAAAAGGTTATTAAATTAAGGATATGACGGCTCTAAATAAATTATCTCAATACGGATCAAGTTTTCAAATTAAAGTATTAACATCATTATTAAAGCATAAAGAATTTCTACAAAATATATACGATGTATTAGATCCTGAATATTTTGATAATCCGGCTCATAAATGGTTAGTTGAAGAAATTTTAAGATATTATCATAGATATCACACTGTTGCAACTTTAGATTCATTACATATCGAGGTTAAAAAAATCGATAATGAAATATTAAAAGTATCTGTTGTAGAGCAGTTAAAAGAAGCTTTTAAAACTATTAATGAAGATCAAGATTATATAGAACAGGAGTTTGCTAACTTTTGTAAGAATCAGCAATTAAAAAAAGCACTATTAACATCTGTAGATCTATTGCAATCAGGATTATATGATGATATTAGAACTATTATTGATTCAGCATTAAAATCCGGTCAAGATAAAAATATTGGACATGAATATGAAAAGGATATTGAGTCTAGATACCGCAAAGAGGAAAGAGGAGCAATACCTACTGGTTGGGAAATAATAGATACTATGCTGCAAGGAGGTCTAGGATCAGGTGATTTTGGAATTATATTTGGTAATCCAGGAGGAGGAAAATGCGTGGGATATAATACTAGTATTGAAATTCAATATGAGGAATACGGTATTGAACTACTTAATAATGTTAGGGAAAAATATATTATGTGGATATCACCTTGGGATGAATTTAATATAGATGGAATACATTTATATGGATGGCAGGTATATAATTTATTAAAAAAGTAATATATTTACGTCCACCGGGATATTTATAATAAATACATAAATATTATGAATATAGGATTAAAATGTGTTATATGTGGTCATAAAGAAAAATATAACCTAAATAAACATTTAAAAGAAAAACACAATATAACTACAAAAGAGTATAAAAAGAAATATCCAGGCAATAAAACTATGACAGGTCATAGTAAAAGAACAGTTGAATACTGGTATTATAAAGGTTATTCATACGATCAATCAGTGTTAAAAGTTAAAGAGTTTCAATCAAGTAGTAAAAAAATATATATTAATAATCTTATAAATCTAGGATTAACTAAATCTGAAGCTCAATATAAATGGAATATAAAACAATCTGAAAATTCACAACTATCTATTAATCATTACTTAAAGAAAGGTTATTCTAGAAAAGAAGCAATAATATTAATATCAAACATTCAATCTATTAATAGTAAACTATCATCTAAATTTAAAGGACATAATCATACTGATAAAACAAAAAGTATTATAGGTCAGAAAGTAAAAGAACAGATAAAGAAAGAAGGAGCATTAGTTGGCGTATCAAGAACCAGAAATGGTGCTCAAAGTAATAGATCAAAATCAGAAATAGAATGTTATAATATTTTAAAAAAACATTTTAAAGATTTAAAATGTAATGTTGAAATAGAGGGTAAAATAGTAGATATGATCTATAATAAATTAATAATTGAGTATTATGGAGATTACTGGCATAGAAATCCTAAAAAATATAATATAGATCATGTATCTCATAAAAAAACATCTCAAGATATTTGGAATAAAGATTTAAAAAGATTATCTTTATTTAATAGTATTGGGTATAATACATATATTATATGGGAAAGTGATTGGAAAGAAGACAATAATAAAGTTATAAACGAGTTATATAATATTATAAATGGTAATACATAAAAGAGAAGTAAATAAAAAAGTTAAAATAGGAGATCTATTTCTTAAATTAGGAATAACACCATTTGAACATAATACATATATTCCGGAATTTAACTTAAAGGTTAAAACTCCCTATGGATATAATAGTGTACAAAGCTTATTCACTACCGAAAAACAATCCACAATAACAACATATTTTAAAAACGGAAAAAGATTAACTACATCTCCACATCATCAAGTAAAATCTATTAATGGAGAATGGAAAAAAATAATAGATATTAATATCGGAGATAAAATATTAACAGACATAGGATATACAGAAGTAATTAAACAAAATAAAAAAGATAAAAAGATAGTACTATATGATATATCAGTAAATGAAGTTCATTGCTATTATAGTAATGGAATACTATCGCATAATTCATGGTGCTTAGTATCATTAGGGGCTATTGCAATAAAATTAGGATATAATGTTTTACATTATACTTTAGAGTTATCTGAATCATATGTTGCTAAAAGGTATGATGCTGTATTTTCAGGAACACCAATCGAAAAGCTAGAAACAAATAAAGATATATTAAATGATGTAATTAATAATTTACCAGGAACATTAATTATTAAAGAATACTCTCCTGGTAGAGCGTCTATATCCACGATAGAAACTCATATTCAAAAATGTACCGATCTAGGAACTAAACCAGATCTAATAATTATTGACTATGTAGATTTATTAAAATCTAAACGTAAATCTACAGAAAAGAAAGAAGAGATAGATGATGTATATACTGCAGCTAAAGGACTTGCAAGAGAATTAAAAGTACCAGTATGGACGGTATCACAAGTAAATAGAGCAGGAGCTAAGGATGATATTATTGAAGGAGATAAAGCAGCAGGATCCTATGATAAAATTATGATAGCTGATTTTGCAATGTCATTATCAAGAAAAAGACAGGATAAAGTAAACGGTACAGGTAGATTTCATATTATGAAAAATAGATACGGTATGGACGGAATGTCATATGGAGCTGTAATAAATACTTCTGTCGGCAAAATTACAATTGATAATAATGAGTTTGATGAGTCAAATATAGAACAGGGTAGTGAAAATACCGTATGTGGTAAAATAAATAATTTTAATAGAGATGAAAGAGAAATATTAAGTAAAAAGTTTTTTGAATTAGGCGGAATCGGTTAATATTATGATATTTATTTAAAATAAAGAATTATGAGTATATTAAATCAAACATCCCAAAGTCAATTAAGCGTCAAAGGTAAAAAGGGCGGAATTGCTATTAATAATAAAAATATTACAAACTATGATAATACTTTAGTTACAACAAGAGGTCAAGGTAATGTTATACCACAAATTGAACCACCAAATCAATCAAATCTATCTCCAGAACCTGGAAAAAAACCAACAAAATTAATTAATCACTAATATTGATTAATTTTATAAATTAGCATTTTTACATAAATTTTTTTTAACCTGAAAAATCAGGTATGGATACCCTATCCGCTTTTATTTAATTTTAAAATATGAACATTACACAACAAGTACTTAGCGACATTACAGTTTACATGAAATACTCTAGATATATTCAAGAGATAAACAGACGAGAAACATGGAATGAAATAGCTGATAGAAACAAGCAGATGCATTTATTTAAATTTCCTGATTTAAAAGAAGAAATAGAAAATGCATATAAATTTGTTTATGACAGAAAGGTACTACCTTCCATGAGATCACTCCAATTCGGTGGTACACCTGTAGAGTTAAACAATACTCGTATATTCAACTGTTCATTTTTACCAATCGATGATTATAGATCCTTCTCAGAATCAATGTTCCTACTATTATCAGGAACTGGAGTTGGATTTAGCGTACAACAGCATCACATCGAAAAATTACCTGAAATTAAAGTTCCAAGTAAAACTAAAAGATATTTAATAGGCGATAGCATTGAAGGATGGTCCGATGCAGTAAGAATGTTATGTAAGTCATATTTTACAGGTTCACCTCTTCCAAGATTTGACTTTAGAGATATCAGGCCTAAAGGAGCACAATTAATCACCTCAGGTGGTAAAGCCCCAGGTCCGGAACCATTAAAAGAATGTTTATTTCAAATACAGAAAATATTTGAAAGAAAGCAAACAGGAGAAAAACTAACTTCATTAGAGTGTCATGATATTGTTTGCTTTTTAGCAGATGCAGTACTATCAGGCGGAATTCGTAGGGCAGCATTAATTTCATTATTTAATTTAGACGATGAAGATATGCTAACTTGTAAATTTGGAAACTGGTGGGAAACTAACCCACAGCGCGGTAGAGCTAATAATTCTGCAGTAGTTATGCGTCATAAGATTACTGAAGATGAGTTTCATAAATTATGGAAGAAAATTGAATTAAGCGGATCTGGAGAACCAGGTATTTACTTTAGTAACGACAAAGACTGGGGATCTAATCCATGTTGTTTTATTGGTAATACATTAATTGAAACAGATTCTGGAAAAAAATCAATTAAGGAGATAGTAGATTTAATTAATAATGGTGATAAATGCCAAGTTCAAACATATAATGAAAAAACAAAACAAATAGAATTAAATACAGTTAAAGCTGGAATGTTAACCAAGAAAAACACAACAGTTATCAAACTCACGATCGAAGATAACAATATAGAATATTCAGTAACATGTACACCAGATCATCAGTTTTATACAACTAATAGAGGCTGGGTTCAATGTAAAGATATTACACATGAGGATGAATTAGTAATATATCCATCTGTTTTTTAATATGTAATTGATTACGTTTTAATGCAATATCTTGATATTTATATTAAAGAGATTTATATAAAATTTAATCAATTATGGGAGGTAAAGTAAAGAAAGGAACTTGTAAAAATAGAGGATATATAGGATATCATATAACTTGGGATAATAAAAAGGTATTTTTACGTAGTAAAGCTGAATTTGTTTATGCAAGAATGTTAGATATTGAAAAAACACCATATATGACAGAATGCATAACGTATATAATATCTGAAACTCGATATAAGCCAGATTTTTTTATATTTGATAGTGAATATATTCATGTTAAAAAAATAGTTGAAATAAAAGGATTAGATGATAGAAAAACAGCAATGGAATATTTATCTAAATATAAAAATTTTTTTAATTTAATAGGGATTGAATATGATGTAGTATGGAATTATCGAAAGATTATAACTAAATATAATCTTAATAAAGATGTAGAATTATGGATAAATAAATCATTAAATATATATGATAATATATCTGCTAGTAGAGGTAAAAACAATCCGATGTATGGAAAAACCCATAAACAATCAACAATAGAATTAATAAGAAAAAAAGCACTAAACAGACAAACTCCAGAATACCGTAAACAAAACTCCGAAAATCAAATTAATTTTTTTAAATCAGAAGCAGGTATATTAAGAAGAAAACAAATATCGGATCAAAGAAAAGCATATATAAAACTAAATAATCCAATAATTAACAAGAAATGTAAGGAGTGTAATATAGATTTTGAAAGCAAGTTAAAATCAAAAAAAGAGTTTTGTAATTATAAATGCTTAAGAAAATGGTCATATAATAACATTCCAAATTACGGTAAACATAAAAGTAAATTAAAATAATAAAAATGGCAAAATTAAAATCAATAGAAATATTAAAAGATACACATGATGTATATGATATTGAAGTAGAAAACAACCATAATTTCTTTGCTAATAATATATTAGCACATAACTGCGAAATCGCCTTACGTCCGTATCAGTTTTGTAACTTATGTGAAGTAAATGTGTCAGATATTACATCACAGGAAGATTTAAATCAAAGGGTAAAAGCAGCTTCATTTATAGGCACACTACAAGCATCATATACAGATTTTCACTATTTAAGAGATATCTGGAAAAAAACAACAGAAAAAGATGCTTTATTAGGTGTAGGAATGACTGGAATCGGTTCTGGAGAAATATTAAAATATAACCTAAAACAATCAGCAGATATTGCTAAAGAAGAAAATGCTAGAGTATCTGAACTAATAGGAATTAATAAAGCTGCCCGGGTTACTACAGTAAAACCAAGCGGATGCATAACTCCAGATACATTAATTAAAACATCAGTTGGATCAATTACTATAGATAAATTATTTGAATTAAACGGATATAATCTAGATGATTTTAAAGATAAGAGTACTTTATTTTTACCTACAACAGAAAACATTTATGTAAAAGATAAGGATAATGAATGGCAATTAATATCAAATTTATATGTAAATGGAAATCAAGAACTTATTAATATTGAGTTTGAAGATGGATATATTTTTAGATGTACAGAAAATCACAAACTATTAACATCAAATAGAGGCTGGGTTCGAGCAGATGAATTAACGGAAGAAGATGATATTATTAGTTATGAATAATATGCATTTTAACTATTAAACCTACTATTTATAATAAATGAATATATTATGGGTTTAACAGTTAAAGAAGAAAAAACACTTAGATTAAAGCAATTCTTAATACATATTTATGGATCTGAATTAGGATTAAAAAGATATTTAGCAATAGTTAAAAGTTCAAATTTAAAAGTATTAATTTTTAAATATGGTAAAGAAGAAGGTATATATAGATTTAATAATACTAAAGAAAAACATAAGATTAAAAACACATTACAAGGATTTATAATGAGGTATGGTGAAAAAGAAGGTCCTAGTAAATATTATGAAAAAAATAAAAAACTTTCTGTAAGTGTTGAATCCCTAAAACTATCTGGAAAAACCGAAGAAGAAATATACAAAATAAGAAGTATACATAAACAGAAATCAGCACAAACATTAGAAAATTTTATATTAAGGTATGGTGATAAATTAGGAAAAGAAAAATTCAAAATATTTAATGAAAATAACAGAATAAGTTATAGATCAATAAATCAATTAATTAATAGAAGAGGTTTAACAGAAGAGGAAGCAAAAAAAATAGTAAAATCTATTCAAATAAGAGATGAAAAATTTTATATAAAAAAATACGGGAAAGAATTAGGACAGCAAAAGTTTGAAGAAACTAATAAAAAGAGAGCTTTTGCAAATACTAAGCAATACTATATAGAAAAATATGGAGACGATGGTATTGAAATGTATGAAAAAATTCTTAAAAAAAGAATATATACATTATCAAAAGAGTATTATATAGAAAAATATGGAGATAAAAAAGGAATAGAAGTATATCTAAATAATAAAATAAAAAATAGAGATCAGTATAATGGAGATTCTAAAATTCAATTAAAATTTGCTCAACAACTATATAATGCATTACCAGAACATATTCAAAATCAATTCATAGGCCCACCAATAACTCAAAGTAAAATAATATATATTAATTCAGAAGACATAAAAATATCAATACCAGACATATTAATTCAAAACATTATAATAGAATTCGATGGAAATTATTGGCACACATTACCAGATATAATAGTTAGAGATTTACTTAAAACTAAAATTCTTACAGAAAAAGGATATAATATAATAAGGGTTAATGAATTAGATTATATAAAGGATAAATATTCCGTTATACAAAACGTCATAGAAAAAATTTTAAAACTAATTAGAATAAATAATGAAAATTAAATCAATTAAAAAAGCTAGCTCGGAGTTTACTGTAGATTTAGAGGTAGAAAATACACATAGCTATCAACTATCAAACGGTGCAGTAGTTCATAATACAAGCTCTCTCGTATTAGGAACATCATCGGGAATTCATGCTTGGCATAATGATTACTATATCAGAAGAATTAGAGTAGGTAAGAATGAAGCAATCTATACTTATCTTGCCATTAATCACCCGGAATTAGTTGAAGATGATTTCTTTAAACCAACAATCCAAGCTGTAATTTCAGTACCGCAAAAAGCACCTGAAGGGTCTATATTAAGAACAGAAGATGTAATGGATATGTTAGAAAGAGTAAAGAAATTTAATACTCAATGGGTAAAGAAAGGGCATAGAAAAGGAGCTAATACTAATAACGTATCTGCAACAGTTTCTATTCAAGAAGGAGAATGGGATAAAGTAGGTGAATGGATGTGGAAGAATAGAGAAACATTTAACGGATTATCAGTTTTACCGTATTTCGGAGGATCTTACGTACAAGCACCATTTGAAGATATTACTGAAGAAAAGTTTAATGAAATAGTAGAACACCTTCATGCAATAGATCTAACTAAGGTTATTGAATTCTCAGATAATACTGATCTAAGTGAAAGTCTAGCCTGTTCTGGAGCATCATGTGAAGTATTATAAATAATGGAAAATAAAGAGTTTGAATTAGGTAGACACTATTATCTCGAAAAAGGGAAAGTAGTGTTTACTGAACTCTATCATAAACAAAGAGGTTATTGCTGCGGTGATGGTTGTAAACATTGTCCGTATAATCCTAAGCATAAAAAAGGAAATAAAGTTTTAAAATAGAATTTATTTTACTATATTTAAAAATGGTAAAAGTACAATCAAGAAAATTTATAGAAGAGAAATTATCACATCTAAATCCTATTAATTATAATAGATTTCAATGGTGGAGAAATTATATTAATAAAAGTGAACTAACCGGTCACCATCCATTAATTCAACGTATTAAAAACAGAGATTTTGATTTTTCTCATTATTATTGGCAAGCTCAAAATGCAATCTTGCAATGGGATGATAATATAAAGAATAAAAAAGACTATGAAGAACTTCAAAGTAAAAGCGGACTATACATGGAAAAGTATAGAAGGTTAATCGAAGACTTTGAAAAAGACGAAAAGAAAAGATTATTAGAATTTAAAAAAGCAATAAAGCAAGTATTCAGAATAGCTTCAGAAGAATATGATGTGTTATTTGAAAATTTTGTTGGAAATCTAGAAGAATTTTACTATTTTATGGAATTGAAATATAAATAATATATCCAAAACAAAGTTATGACATACGAAAATTTTTTAAAAATAATATTAAAACAAGAAGTATTAGATGAGCAAATTAAAATAGAATTTGTAGATAGATATCATGAAATAATTTCTACATTAATTAAAGAGATATATGGTGAAGAGGGTTATGATTGGTATTCTTGGTTCTGCTATGAAAATGATTATGGTCGTAAAGAATGGAGTACAAAGGATGGGAAAATTGAATATAGTGCTACTAATGAAAAAGGAGATCCAATCTGTTATTCATTTGAAACATTATGGGAATATTTAGAAGAAAATCACTTAATTATAAATAAAGAAAAACTAAAAGTTATGAAAGAATCAAAACAAGAGTATATATCCTTATATGATTTTCTAGGAAAAGCAGCTGGTAAGGAGCTAGGTGCAAAAGTATATTCAAAATCAAAAGATCTAGATATAATAGTTCATTATAAAAAAATATCAAATAAAGAATATACAGGACTTATTTCATTATATCCTACACATTTCTTAGAACAATATTTTAAAAAATAGAGTTTTTACTATTCATAATAATATATGGTAAAAATAAAATATTTTTTACATTAAGTGGAGGAATTGCATATTTATATTAAAAATAATATGCCTAAACTTATAAAAAATTGTGAAATATGTAATAAAGAATTTGAAACCTGGCCTTCCGAAAATTATAGAACATGTAGTAGAAAATGCGGATCAGAGATACAAAAAAAATCATTAATAGGTAAATTTAAATCTGAAGAGCATAAAAATAATCTCTCAAAAGCTATGAAAAATTCCGAGGCAAATATAAAAACAAGGTTTAAAAAAGGAAAAGATAATCCTGCTTATGGAAAAAATCAAACAGGTCCAGTAAATAATAATTGGAAAGGTGGAATTACTAATACAAATCAAAAACGAAGAAACGATCCAAGATTAATTGAGTGGAGAAAACAAGTTTTTGAAAGAGATAAATATACATGCCAGAAATGTGGTATACAAGGGTATTTACAAGCACATCATATTATATCATTTAGTAAAGATTTTTCAAAAGCATTTGATATTGAAAATGGACTAACAGTGTGTGTTTCATGTCATGAAGAAATTCACGGAATATTTATTGGAAAATTCAAACAAAATTCATAAATTAAAAGAAGGATCAAGCTACTATCCATAACATACTGTAGCATTTAAATAATAGTTATTATGAAAAAAATAAAACGACATGTAGTTGTTAGTGCCAGCGGCGGGATGGATTCAAGTACATTACTATTACGCTGTTTAAAGGAATACGATACAGTAACGGCAATTTCATTTGATTACGGTCAAAAACACAAAGTAGAACTTGAACGTGCTCAATTATTAGTAGATTATATAAATTGTGCTTATGACTTGGATTTTGAATATGGTATATTAGCTGAAGATATTCCATACTCAAAAATCAATTATCGTCAAATCCAATTAAATGGATTATCCGATCTATTAGATTCAGCATTAGTAACAAGAGGTGCAGATATACCAGAAGGACACTATGCCGAAGATAATCAAAAAGCAACTGTAGTCCCTAATCGTAACAAAATATTCGCTTCTATTACTCAAGCAGTAGCATTATCAGTTGCTCAAAGAACCGGAGAAAATTGTGATATAGCTTTAGGTATACATGCTGGAGACTTTGGAGTATATCCTGATTGTAGACAAGAATTCCGTGATGCTGATGATTATGCTTTTAGGATAGGAAATTGGGGATCTGAAAAGGTACAATACTTTACTCCATATCTTAAAGGTGTAAAACTTGATATTTTGAAAGATGGAGAAAAATTGTGTGAAGAGTTAGGTTTAGATTTTAATGAAGTATATAGAAGAACTAATACTAGTTATAAACCATATCCATCAGGTAATTCAGATTATAAATCTGCTTCAAGTGTTGAACGAGTAGAGGCTTTTATTAATTTAGGTCGTCCTGACCCTGTAATTTATGAAGATGAAGATGGTATAGCTTCTTGGGATAAAGTAATTGCTCACGTTAGTAAAGTATTATCTGAAAATTAAAAATAAATAATGATAAAGGGATTATATTGATATTTATTAATGTAATCCTTAATATCAAATTATGAAACATAAATGTACTAAATGCAAGATTGAAAAAGATCCTTCTAATTTTTACTGGAGAGATAAGAATAAAAAAATATTAACTTCTTACTGTAAAGAATGCAATAAATTAGGAACTAAAAGATGGAGAAAAGAAGAAGGAAAAGAAAAATGGTTACAATCTAGAAATAAGAAAGTAGAAAAAGTAAGAGAATGGGCTAATCAGGAAAAAGCAAAAGGATGTGAAAGATGTGGTGATTCTAGATTTTATGTAATAGATTTTCATCACATTAGTACAGAAACAAAAAAATATACAATTGGCAGTCAAGGACATTATTCTAGTTGGAAATCAACAAAAGAAGAAATTAGTAAATGTATTAGATTATGTGCTAATTGTCATAGAGAATTACATTATTTAGAAAAAATAAATAAAAATGATAATAAATAATATGATGTTAATATCACACGAAATACCTAAACAATTATTTCCTATTCATGATATAATTAATGATTATCCTTATGTATTAGGTCATTTATTAAATCTAGATAAAGAATATGCAGCGTTCTATAAAAAGAAATTAGAAACTGCTCGGTTTTCAATTCTAGATAATTCAGCATTTGAATTAGGTAAATCTATTCCTTTTGAGGAATTATACGACCTATCACAGGAATATAAACCGACTCATCTAGTATTACCAGATGTAGTTAATGATTATGAAAAAACTAAAAGTAATGCTATTGAATATATAAATAAATACAAGGATTTATACAATAATACCTTACAATATATTGGAGTTTGTCAAGGCAGCTCCTTTGAAGAAATTACAGAATGTATAGATTTGTACATATCAAAAGATATAGATATAATTGCACTACCTTTCGATTTAATTAAAGAATCAGAATGGGTAACAGTAAGATATAGATTCTTAAAATGGTGGATTAAAAATTACTATAATACATCAAATGATTGGTATTCAAGTAGAAATATAAAGTTTCATTTACTGGGATGTCAAAATCCTATTGAGTTTGCATTATATAAAGACAATCCTATTATGCAAAAATTAATATTTTCTTTAGATACAAGCTCACCTATTATTAATGGATGGGTTGGAAATAAGTTTTTAGAAGATGGATTAATAAGAGAGAAACCTAAAGCTAAATTAGCAGATAATTTAGATATTAAGCTTAGCGATGAACAATTAGAGTTAATATCATATAACGTTAGAAAATTTAAATCATATGTCAAGTAATCAATCAATTAATGATATAGCTGCTAAAAGTCTGGGTTCAGATAACTCATACGCAGTATATACTGATACTTTTGATTCATCATTATTAGTACCAATGCCTAGAGCATTAGCTAGAAATGAGTACGGAATTACTGGAAAAGAATTTACCGGTTATGATGTATGGCATTGTCATGAATCAACATTCCTATTAAATAATGGAATACCTGTTGCAGGAACGTTAAAAATAATATATCCTTCTGATTCAGAATATATGGTTGAATCAAAATCTATTAAGTTATATTTAAATACATATGATATGTGTAAAATGGGATATACTATTGATGCGGCAATTAAAAATTATGAAAATCAAATATCAAAAGATTTATGTAATATATTAAAAACTAATGTTAGAGTATATTTTCATAAAAATAATGCAGATGAAAAAGCTGTAGATCCAGTTAAAGAGTATATAGATATATATAATTATTTAGATGATAAAATATATTATATGAAGGATATCGAATATAATGGAGATAATACATATAATATTACAGAAAAAAACAACAAGAATAATATATCACATTCTGTTAAATTATCAACAAATGTATTAAGATCTAGATGCAGACATACCAAACAGAAAGATACAGGTTCAGCTTATATTAATTTTGTAGTTAAACCTGGGTATAAAATTAATGTTGAAAGCGTACTTAGGCAGATATTACAGCTAAGAGAGAAGAATGAGTTTCATGAATTTTGTGCAGAAGTATTATACACTAAATTTGTAAATCAAAAAGGTATTGAAGATGTAATGGTATCATTATTATATGCTAGAAGAGGATCATTAGATATTAATCCAGTAAGAACATCAAATATAAAACTAATACCGGAAGTAATGATAAATCCAGAAATATATACTAAAAAAACAATGGGGCAGTAATGGAAAAACTAAATTGGTGTTGCTTTATTAGTCAATCTGGTTCTGAAATTAAAGCAATTAGTGAGGAGCTAGGTATTATGCCTAAGCTCCTTATTACTAATAATAAAAGTAAAATGAATATTGAAGTATTAGAATACTTCAAAAAGTATAGTTGTGAAATAAGAGAGATACCTTTTAATCCTTTAATAGCTCACTTCTCTCAAGAGGATATATTAGATAGTAGAATTATTACATTACATGGTTTTTTACGCATTATCCCTAGGGATTTTTTTAGTGAGTATATGGGAGATATATTTAACGGACACCCTGCATTAATATCAAAATATCCTGAGTTAAAAGGATTAAACAAGCAAGAAGATGCTTACTATCATAAAGATAAATATCCTATTATAGGAAGTGTTGTTCATAGAGTAACACCAGTGCTAGATGATGGAGAAATAGTTAAAGAAGTCAGTATAGTTAATGATGTTAATTCATTAGAAGATGCATATACTAAATTAAAAGAAACATCATTAATATCTTGGATTTTATTCTTTAAAGATTATTTAAGATAGTTGGATATTTAATAAATTATCACTACATTTAGAAATGAAAATATTAATAGGATCTCATGGAGTAGGTAAAAGTACTCTATTAAAAGCAGTATCGGAAAAATATCCGGAATATTATGTTACAGATGGTTTTTCTAGACCTGTATATAGAATAGCAAAGCAGCTAGACTTTTCTGAACAAGAAAAGCAAATTGTTATTAATGAGCTATCAACCTGGGCTTATCAAAATTATTTAACTCATAAAAATGTAATATCTACTAGAAGTATTATAGACTGCATAATATATACTCAAATATTAAACCCTGACATAGATGTATCTGAAATGATAAAGCTATTCCAGGAAACAAAACATCAAGTAGAGAAGTTCTTTTATATTCCAATTGAATTTGGATATATATATGATCCGGAAAGATTAAATGAAGATCTACAAAAGAAAATAGATTTATTATTTAGAGAATTTATGGTTAATTATATACCTAAAGATCAACTAGTAATATTAAAAGGTACTATAGAAGAAAGATTAGATAATATATCAAATTACTTATAAAATGGAAAAATTTAAATCAACAAAATTATTTGATGGGTTCTCGGCATGCTTTCGACAGTGGCGTGCATCGGGAACCCATTGTTAAGTAAATATCTTCATGGATATGGAATATCTTTTAGAGTATGGTTTGAGGGTGAATTAGACGAACGTAATTGGGTTTGGGATTTTGGTGGAATGAAACGTGCTAATGGAACTATTGGTGGTATGAATCCTAAAGTATGGATGGATCATATGTTTGATCATACAACAATTATTGCAGAAGATGATCCTTATTTAGAAAGTTTTAAACAAATGTATTTTGATGGTATCATTCAATTAAGAATAATCCCAGCTACAGGAGCTGAACAATTTGCAAAATATATCTATGAAAAATTAAATACATTCATTCAGGAAGAAACAGAAGGTAGAGTTAAAATTACAAGAGTAGAATTTATGGAACATGCTAAAAATACTGCTATATATGAAGGATAATTTTTATAAAAGAATAGCAGACAAAAATAAACCCGAAGATCCAGCAATCGCAAATCTAGAAAACAATAGTTATTATGATATAGATATCTTGGAAAAAATTAATAGACCAATTAATAAAAAAATAAAAGAATTTACTGAAAAACAAAAACAAGCATCTAGTTGGTTAGGTAAGTGGTATTGGCAGATAAGAATTAATGAATTAACAAAAAAATTAAATCATTATGTATAATAGTAAAACTCTAGTAGAATTTACATGTAATAATAATACTATTAAAGTGATAAAAAATCTTTATGCAGGAAATTCTAATAAATATTTATTTGTTTTTCTAAATAATAATAACCAATTTAAGGAAACTAATCATAGCTTTTATAAATCAATAGCTGGTGTAATGAAACAATTTAATAAAGCAGTTGATGCAATCAAAAACGGAACAAATATAAAATAAAGTTATGGCTGATCTTAGTAAACAATGGTGTGAGATTAACGATCCAGAAATGCCTTATGATTTTGATATATTAGAGGAATTTGGAAAACTACCTAAAAATCATTATATTACATTCATATGTGAAGGATTTGGATTCTTAGCAATAATAAGAGATGAAGATGATGTATGTTTGTTAGCTGAATATGATGATTCTGTTGAAGAAAGAGTAATATGGACTCCTTATGATATGTTAATAAAATGAAATATAGTATCAGAATAGAAAAATTAGATGATAAACATGAGATATTAATTCAATCTCAAGCAGAAATACCTGTGTTTAATCAATATAATTTAGACCAACAAATAGATATAATAGAATTACATTTTAAACAATTATTAAAACAATTTAGAGAATATGAGCAAAATCAGTCCAGATAAGTTATTAATAAGTAGTGATTTTTATTCAGTACAAGGAGAAGGGAAATCTACAGGATTACCATCGTACTTTATTCGTTTAGGTTTATGTAACCTAACATGCGGTTTTTCAAGAGCATTTGGAAACCAATTATTAAAAGATAAATCACTAGAGGATGGAGAAATATTTAAAGGTGATTTAGAATTAGAAGGTAAAGCAACTTGGACTTGCGATAGTACATCTCAATGGTTATGGAGAGGTGAGGATAAAGAATTCCAATATCTAATCGATCAATGGAAAGAACAAGGTATTTATGATGATATTAAAAGCGGAGTAATACACTTAATTTGGACCGGAGGTGAACCTACTATTAAAGGTCATCAAGTTGCAATTGATAATTTTTTTCAATATTGGATTAGTCAAGATGTTATTAATGCTTATAATGAAATTGAAACTAACGGTACAATTTATATTGAAGATTATTTATTCAAAAAATTACACCAAATCAATTGCTCTCCTAAATTAGCAAACTCAGGTATGACTGAGAAACAACGCATTAAACCAGATGCTATTAAACGCATTATGGAACACGATAATTATCAGTTTAAATTCGTTATTTCAACCGAAGATGATGTTAAGGAATTATTCCGTGATTTCGTAACTCCATTTGAAATTCCATTGAAGAATGTAGTGTGTATGCCTGGTTTAGATGATCAAGCTGATTTCCACGAACGTACTCAATTCTGTTTAGAGATGGCTAAGAAATATAAATTTATTGGAATGACTCGTTTACATATATCGGCTTGGGATCGTGTAATTAATGTTTAATTAGCATGGGATAAAACTTTAAATAGTGATATTTATAATAAATAAATTATGAAAGGATATCACCAAAAAGAAGTTAAATATACTTGTACAAATTGCAATAATTATTTTCTTAGCAAAACAGTTAAACAACATGTAAATAAATTCTGTAGTGAAAAATGTAAATTAGATTTAGGATATAAAGATGTAAATTGTGGATACTGTACTTGTACTATAAAGGTTAGAAAAAATAAAATACGCAATAATTATTTCTGTTGTAAAGCATGTTATAATAAATGGCAAAGTATGAATATTAAACCACCTCAATCAGAAAATAGACGGGTTAAGGCTAATAGTGTAGAATCAATAGAAAAAAGAAAAAAAACATGGGAAAATACAGGTAGAATATTTAATTTTAAAGAAAATAAAGATTGGAAGAGATTTTGGAAAAAATGTAATGAATTAACTCGAAAAATTAGAAAAGAAAGCATATCAGAATGGGATGGATATGATTATTATGATGGTGAATATATTAAGGATAATTTAAAACTTGAGAGTCATCATAAAAATTACCCTACATTGGATCATGTTTATCCAAGAAGTAAGGCATTTTTAGATGGTAAAACTCCTCAAGAAATTACAGTAAAGGAAAATCTAGTTTGGACAAAAAGAACTAATAATAGTAAAAAAGGAAATAAAACATTAAACGTATAATAATGCAGCAAAATGAATATATTGATATAATGCAGCAACGATTAGATTGGTGTGTTGAGGTAGAACGATATGAAATGGCTGCTCGTCTAAGAGATCTTATTAAATATGAATTAACAGAAGATCCTGAATATAAACAAGAGTATTATTATCAATTATTAGAACGTTATGCTCCTGATTTTTTAGAAGTAATAAGAGCTAAAAAAGATAAAACATTAAATGTATAAAATGAGTACGCATATATTAAAATATACAAAATTATACAAAAAGTTAGAAGAATCGATCGATTTTGAAAATGCACCAGCAATTTCTCTTAATGTAAATAATATATCAAGAAGAAAAATAGAGGGATTTGATGTAGGAATACAAATAGAAAAATATACAGAGGATTATAAAGTATATTTTCGACCTAAATCAGTATTATATAATAATTTTAATCATAATACGTACTATAATTTGGGATTTGATGTAGATGAAGCACAAACCCAAGTAGCTAAAACAGATTATAAAACATTATCTAAAATACTAGGAATAATAGTAAAATCTACATTAGAATGGATTAAAAAAAATAAACCCGATGTAGTTACCATGATTCCAGAAGGAGGTTCAGATAAAGAATTTGAAAAGAAATTATCAATCTATTATTCAATATTATATAATAATAAAGATTTATTATCAAGTATGGGGTATATAGTAGATAAAGGAAAAACAACAACTGGTAAATCTATGGTATATATTGCTAGAAAAGACTTATGGAACAATAAATAATAATAGTTGCAAATAAAGAATAAAATACATATATTAATCACGGTGTCGTAGCACCACCTTAAAAACACTATAAATGGCTAAAAAATTTATTGAAGGAACTGAAATAGTTCAAGCAGGATTTGCTAATGGTATATCTATTCAACTAGCAAAAAAACAAGCAGAAGACGGTCCGGAAGCACAACTTACTGAGTTTGAAAAGCATTATATTATTGAAGATGCAGCAAGAGCATTTGGAGATTTCCTTACAGCATTAGGATGTGATTGGGAAAGCGATCCTAATTCATCGGATACTCCTCGCAGGGTAGCTAAAGCTTACTTAGAAAAATGGCAAGGAAGATTTGAACCATTAACAGGAATTACATCTTTTCCCTCTGATGGATATTCGGGTATAATACAAGAATCTAGAATTCCACTAACATCTATGTGTAGTCATCATCACGAACCTATTGAAGGGTATGTGAGTATTGCATATATAGCAACAGAAAGCGGAAAAGTAGTTGGTCTCTCAAAACTGAACCGAATTGTAGAACAGTTTGGAAGAAGAGGTCAAATACAAGAACAATTAACGGTAGCAATTCACAATGCAGTAGATAAGGTATGTGAAGGTAATTTAGGAGTAGCAGTAGCTATTAATGCAACACATTCATGCGTATCATGCAGAGGAGTTAAACACCAGGGAGCATCAATGCAAACAGCAAAGCTAACAGGATGTTTCCTAGAAGAAGATTCAGCAAGAGCAGAGTTTTATAAAAATATAGAACTAGCTATACGAGGATAGCTTTCCATTTAAGTAAATGGTGTGTAAAAGTATATAAACATAATAAATTAAAATAAAAACAATATGAATCAATTTTGGACGGTAACAGTACAATTAGAAATTGAAAACGATAGAGGTCGTATTCAAAAAGTAAAAGAAAACTATCTTGTAGATGCAGTATCAGCTACTGATGCTGAAGCAAAGATCTATAAAGAGTTTACAGGAGAGTCTAACTTTTCAGTTACAGGAGTTAATAAATCTAAAATTATTAAAGTAATTGAATAAAGAAATTAAATCAAAAGGATTAGGCGATACTATCGCTAAAATAACTAGTTTCTTTAAATTAGATATTTTAGCTGATAGAATCGCTGTATTTCTTGGATATAAAGATTGTGGATGTGATCGTAGAAGAAAAAAATTAAATAAATTAATACCATATAAAAATGTTAAACGCAGAACAAATATTAGAGCAACAACTACTAAAAATAGAAAATAGCCAAGGTAAGCCAGCCCAAGTTGGATACGATCTATCAGCAAAATCAATTAATAAAATTGGAGATGCAAATATCTCAAACACTAGACCTGCTATTGGAATGGTATTAAAAGATAAAACTATTTTAAATAACTATACACCTGTATTAACTACAAAAATTGATGGTGTTGAAGGGTGGCTTTTATATCCAGGAGCATACGATATAACATTCCATGAAGGATGTAAAATTGCTGCAAATCGAGTAGGAATGATTAGACAACGTTCTTCATTATTACGTAACGGAGCAATTATAGCATCATCAATTTTCGATCCTGGATTCGAAACGGATAACATGGGAACAATCATGACTGTTACTGCTACAATCTTTATTGAACAAGATGCTAGAGTAGCTCAAATGTATTTTCATGAGTGTGATGAAGTAGCTGAGGAGAATTTATACCAAGGTCAATTTCAGAATGACAAACAAAGATAATAATTTAAAAGAAGAGGAGTACTGCCATTACAGCGGTCTCCCTTCTGTTACATTTTATAAAAATATAGAAAAAGAAAAAATGCAAGAAAAAGAATCAAAAACAAACTGGCACTTTTGGATTAGTTTGACTAAATCCCTTATTAGAATTATTGCTGGATTTTATTTATGTATTAATGAACCAATGGCTGCTGGTTGTTTATTAATAGGAGCAGAAGTATTAGGTATATTAGAAGAATTATGAAATTAGATAAATATTATAAATTAAAAAACGAGTTAGAAACATTTAGTTTTGAGAAAAATTTTAATCCATTAAGTAAAACTTTGTATTATTTCTCGTTTTTAGGAAATATATTTTTAATATTATTTTCATATTTTTTTATTAAAGATATTACAAATAGTATAGATAAATTATTCCCGGGACAAGATCTATTTTTTTCTGTCTTTATTATATTATTTATGACAGGATATGAGCTATTCAAGAGATTTACTTTTGAACAACTTATGATAGCAATAGTAAAAAATAGTAAAATAACTATAAACATTATATTAGGTGCTATGGTATCTATTGTATTAGCAGCTGGATCTTTTTATTTATCATTAAATGGAGCACATAGATTAGTTGATAATACATCTAAAATAGAAGTACAATTAGATACTGTTCAAAATAAAAATACTAATGAAATAAATAGTATATACCAATCTCGAATAAAACTCAAAGAAAATCAAATCCAAGCAATCAATGATAATGATAACGATGGAGTCTTATCACCAAGACAACGTAAAATAATAAAGGATTTAGAAAAAGATATTACACAATTAGAAACTGATAGAGATACACGTATTAAACTGATTGAAATTAAATCAGAAAATAAATTAAGTAAAAAAGAAAATAAAATACAAGAAAATAGTTTTGCTTTTGCAATAATAGTATTTTTTTTAGAGATTATAATATTAATAGGTGTATCATTTAATTCTTTTTATTCCTGGCATTCGTATGTAGAGATGAAAAATGTAATGAATATACCTAAATATAAACAATTAGAAATTAATATAAATTTACTTAAATTATATTATCAGAATGGGAGAAAAAAGGAATCAGACCCTGTAATCCCAGCAAGTAATCTTAAAATACTAGTTAATAATTCAAAATTAAAATATACGCAAAAAGATATTACTAATTTTTTAGCAATATGTTCTGAATTAGATATTACTGTAGGATTAAAAAAAGATAAAGTATATAATATGAGTTTTGAAAAAGCTAAACATTTATTAGAAAATCAAGAAATATAATATGGAATCAAATAATAAACAACAATCAAAAGGATTAGGAGACACAGTAGCTAAAATTACTAATTTTTTTGGAATTGATAAAGTAGCAGATGCTGCTGCTAAATTATTAGGTGCTGAAGGGTGTGGATGTGAAGAACGTAGAGAATTATTAAATCATCTATTCCCTTACGAAACATCATCAAGACATTTTGAAGTTAAAGAACAATTTACATTTTTAGATAAAGAATTTTTTAAAGGTCAACATATAAAAGTAACTAAAGCTGATAATGTATATAATAATGTTATCCAATTAGTACAGGATGGAAAATTAGAAGAAATTTTTAAAAAATAAAATAATGGTCAAAAATAAAAATGCAAATAAAATATTTGTACAAATAGCTAGTTACAGAGATCCAGAATTAGTTCCTACAATTAGAGATTGTATTAATAAAGCAAAATACCCTGAAAGACTATCATTTGGAATATGTTGGCAAAGAGATGAAAATGAATCTTTAGAAGAATTTGAGAATGATGAAAGATTTAAAATAATTGATGTTCCTTGGAATAAAAGTAAAGGATTATGCTGGGCAAGAAGTTTAATTCAAAAGCTTTGGGAAAGTGAAAAATATACTATGCAGTTAGATTCACATCATCGATTTTTACAGGACTGGGATGAACATCTAATTAATATGATGGATATGACTAATTCCCATAAACCTATTATAACAGCATATGCAGGGATGTATAGTCCATCAGAAAATAAGCTACTAAATACAGATCCATATAAAATGGTAGCTTCTAATTTTACGCCAGGAGGAACTATTTTATTTAGACCACATCATATTGAAAAACACGAGCAGCTATCATCACCTATTCCAGCCCGATTTGTAAGTGGTCACTTTTTCTTTACTTTAGGAATTCATTGTGAAGAATATAAATATGATCCTAATATATATTTTGCAGGAGATGAAATTAGCTTATCAATTAGATCATATACATTAGGATACGATATATATCACCCACACTATACAGTAGTATGGCATGAATATACAAGAGAGGGTAGAACAAAACATTGGACAGACTTTGATACAGAAAATGTTAAGAAAGGATTAGTAGAAAAACCATGGTGGGAAATGGATGATTCAAGCAAGCGTAGATTAAGACACATGCTTCAAGAAGAAGATAATAATATTGATTTAGGAGAATACGGATTAGGTACTGTTAGGACTCATTATGACTACGAAAAATATGCAGGTATTCACTTTAAAAACAGAAAATTACACCCCGATACATTAAAAGGAATTGATCCACCCATAAACGATGATACTGACTGGTATAAGTTAGTTGAGCAAGAATATAATTATACATTAAATATTCCTCAAACTAAAGATTTTAAATGGATTTATATAGGAATCGAAGACGAAAAAGGTAATGTTATCCACAGAGTAGATTTACAGGAATATATATCTACAATTAGCGTTAGTTTTAAATCATTCTATAAACCATCTAAATGGGTTTATTGGCCAGTAAACCTAAACGATGAATGGGTAGATAGGATAGATACAGACTTATAATAATATGGACAGTAAAATATTAATTTTATTATTTTATTATAATAGACCTAATTTAGTTAGAATATCACTAAATAGTATTAAAAATCATAATTATAATAACTGGGAATTAGCATTTATAGATGATGGATCTAAAGTAGAAGGAAAACCAATAGTTGAAGAAATTTTAAATAATAAAATATCTAATATTAAGTTTTACAATACTAACGATACTATTAATGATAAATTAAAAAGAAATAAAGAAGAAGGATCAATATTTGGTAAATACGCTCAGCAAGCTATCCAGGAATCAAGCGCTGATATAGTATTCATGTTATGTGACGATGATGCAATATATCCAGAATATCTTAATAATTTAAACAGATATTATAAAGAATATCCTGATGAAAATTATGTATACTCACATATATATACATACGATCCAGTACTTACTAAAATTGAAGATAATCCTCCATATGAGGATCATCATTTAAATAAAACCCAACCAGTTAACCCGTACTTTAATATTGATATGTCGCAAGTATCTTGGCGTAGAAAGGAATTTATTGATAATAATATCAAGTTCCCTTATCCAATGACTGTTAATTTAGATGCAGCAATATTTGCTCAAATGTATGATAAGTTTGGTAACTGTAAATTTTCTGGATTTTTTAGCCAATATAAAGCTATATATAAGGGAGGTTATGATGACTCATTAAGTCACAGAATGGGAAAAAGACTAGCTAAAACGAATAATCCAGAGGATATATATATAACATCAATTAAATAATGGTAGAATTATGGTTTTATAGTGGTAGAATAGGAAACTGTATGTTTGCGTATGCATTTAATAGATGTATAGCTGATACATTAAAATTACAATGTAATTTACCTAAAGGTACAGAAATAACTGGTTTTCCAAACATATTTGCTGATTCTGCAGTAGCGAATCATCATGAAGAAAAATACATAACATATAATAACTATAAAGAAAATCCAAGAACTATTAATTCTGAAAATGATAATATGGCTTGGTTTTTAGAAAAACAATTTCAGGGAAGTCTAATAAATTCATATGATGATTGCTTAACTATTCAAAAACTAATTAATACTCCGGATATTGAAAATAAATGGATTGTAACACTTGGTAATTTTGAAACAGGAGAGCAGTACCTACCTTATAGAAATAAACTTAAAAAATGGTTTACCTTTCCGGAAATAGAATACAATAAATTTGAATTTTTTCAAATACATCCGGACTTAGGAGAATCCAATTATTATATTCATATACCTTTTCAAGGAATTCATAAAGATGATTTAATGATATCATTAAGATTAGAAGACTATACCACTCCTATAAATCTAGATAGAATGCTATCATATGAGTACTTTGAAATTATTCTTAAAAGCAGGAAATGGAATAATATATACATACTAACCAATCCAGGATCTATAGGGCATAACGAGCAGTATAAATGGATAAAAGAATTTTATGGATATAATCCAATACTTGTTAGATGCTACGATCCAGTAATGTCAATGGGATTTGGAGCTCAGTTTAATAATATTGCTATATCGCAGAGTACCTATTCATGGTGGCTAGCATTTTTATCAAATGCAGATAATATATACTACCCAATACCTAAAACAGGACCTTTTGCTTTTAACGATTTAAAATATAAAGGAGTTGATCTAAGAATAGCATCTTCAGAATTTAAATATGTTGATCAATCGACAGGTGAAATATTACCTGATAAATATTACAGTAAAATAGATTATAATAATAAAAAATGGATAGATTAGAAATACATTCATTAATATGTAAAAGAGATATCGATTGGTTTATATCAACTATTAAATTATTTCAATATCATTCAAAATTAGATTTTAATATAATAGTTCATGAAGATGGTAGCTTTGATAACGATAGCATTAAATATATATCGGATAATATACCCAATATTAATGTAATCAGAAGAGTACAAGCTGAAGAGGAATTAAGAGAATTTTTAAAAGATCATGAACTATGTACTCATTTCCGATATTCGGATCATCATACTATATTTCGCATAAAGCTATTCGATCCATTTTACTATACCAATACTAACAACATTATTAATACTGACGCTGATATATTATTCTGTAATACTCCTAATGCATTATTAGAATGTATTAATAATAAAGAAGGAGCCTATTTAAGAGATTCGTGGAGTTCATACTGTGTTCCATTTAGAGATGAAGATAACGATACCTCAATAGATAGATTTATAAATGCAGGATTTAATTACTATCCTACTAAAGATCATTTTAGTCTTGATTATATAGAACAATGTTTAGAAATATTATATAATCATGGATCTAAAGGAGCAACACATCCTTTCCTAGAGCAAAACTGTATTGCATATATGATAACCCATCTAAGAAGACATGGAGTATCGTTTAAAGAGCTACCCGCTCCAGAATATTGTATACCTACATTTGGATCATTTATTCCAGAACATAATTGCACAGTATTGCATTTAAATAGCTCACCATTAGTTGGTAAATGGAAAAAAGAACATTATGAGTATGAATTAAATAAAGCAAATATTAAGTATATATAGAATATAGTTGTGAATATAATTTAAATTTAATATATTTAAACAGGTTATGAATCAAAATATATATTACGATAGGGATAATAGAATAGTTCACCTAAGAGATGATAATGAAGGGTGGACTCATTTCCAATATTATCCTACATACTACTCATTAGATCCTAAAGGTCAATATAGTACCCTTGACGGTAAAAGATGCTCTCCTACTAAAAAGTATGATAAGCAACATCTAGAAATAGATATTGATATGACTACTAGAGTTCTTATTGATTTATACAAAGATTCAGACGAACCACCTAAATATCAAAACGTAACATTTTTTGATATCGAGATTAAGATGGGAGGGCAACTTACCAGAGAGTATGTTCTTGATGCACCAATGCCTGTAACAGCTATAGCCCTATATGATCAATCACTACAAAAATATTATGTTTTAGTATTAGATGAAAAAGGATTATTAAAGGATATAGTTGAAGAAGGTAGGGAAGTATTGGCTTTTAGTGATGAAAAAGATCTACTACATAAATTTATAGAGATCTGGCAGGAATGTGACCCAACTCTTATGGTAGGATATAATTCGGATTATTTTGATATACCTTATTTATATTCTAGAATAAAAAGAGTCATAGGTGAAAACCATGCTAAAAGAATGTCCCCCTTAGGAATAGTAAAGGTAATTCCTGAAGATGAGTATCAACCTGTTGTTATTGCAGGAGTTACGTCGTTTGATTACTTAAGACTGCATAAAAGATATGCAATGAAGCAAGAAGAAAGCTATTCATTAGATTATGTAGGTAAAAAATATGCAGGATTAGGTAAGATACCATATAACGGATCCTTAGATAGATTATTCGAAGAAGATATCCAGAAGTATATCGATTATAATATTAACGACGTTGAGATACTATTACAGTTAGATAAAAAACTTCAGTATGTAAACTTATCTACCATGATATGTCACATTGGACATGTTTCATATGACGACATTTATCAATCTAGTAAAATTAACGAAGGAGCGATATTAACATATCTTAAACGTAAAAACTTAGTATCTCCTAATAAACCCACTACAGTTAATCCATTGCTAAGGGGTATTGAATTAGAGAAAACAGCCGGTGGATTTTTAAAAGAACCTATTGCTGGATTATATAACTGGATATATGATTTAGACTTAACATCACTATATCCATCTATTATGCGTACACTTAATATGGGGTATGATACACTAGTATGTAGAATACCTCTTGATGATAGGAAAGATTGCTGGTGGTCGTTAAAAGAACTTAAAGAAATGCCTGCTGATGAAAAAATAATGATTGAAAATAAAGAAGGAAGAATTACATCAGTTCAAGTAGGTAAATTTATACAGCTAATAGAAAACTCAAATTGCTATGTATCTGCAAATGGAGTAATATATGACAGTAATAAGACAAGCATTATTTATGAAGTACTAACAGACTGGTTTAATAAAAGAGTTGAGTATAAAAACTTAATGAAAGAAGCTAATAAAAGAGGTGATCAGGAAAAATATGAATTTTATAAAAGGTATCAACTAGCTGTTAAGGTTATGCTCAATTCAATATATGGATGTACTGCATTAAATTCATTTAGATATGGTGATGGTAAAAGAATAATTGCAGGATCTATCACTTTAACAGGTCAAAGAATAATTCAAGAATCTATCAAATATGTAAATAATAGTATAAATTCTGAGATAGTATCGAATAATGACTATATTGTTGCTTCAGATACAGATTCAATGTTTGTCCAAGCCTTACCATTAATTGAACACAGATACCCGGAAATAGATATTAATGATGATGATGCAGTAATTGATAAAGTTCAAAAAATAGCTAATGAATTCCAAGGAAAGATAAATAAATACTACGATATAATATCAAAAGATTGCTTTAACTCACCATTAAGACATTTTTTAGAAATGAAGATGGAAACAGTTGTAAAGTCAGCATATTGGTCTAAAAAGAGAAGATACGCTCAATACATTGTTAATGAAGAAGGAGTACCTGTTAATAAACTAGATTTTAAAGGATTAGAATTAATGAAATCTAACTTTCCTAAAAAATTTAGAAACTTTGGAACTAATCTGATAAAAGAAATAATGTTTGGAAAAAAGAAACTCGAAGTAGACAAACTAATTCTAGATTTTAAAGATGAAATAACCAAAGGCCCAGCAGTAGAGGTTGCTAAACCTACTGGAGTAGACGGGATAAATAAATGGACACAAAAGAAAGCATCAGCTGGCGAAATGTTTTCTACATTTAAAGTAGGAGCACCAGCACACGTTAAGGCAGCTGTAAGATATAATGACTTATTAAAATTTTATAAACTAGATAAGCAGTACGATGGAATAAGAGACTTCGATAAAATTATGTGGGTAAACCTAGGTAATAATCCATATAAACTGGAATCAATGGCTATAACAGGATATAATGATCCACCACAAATTATAGAGTTTGTTGAAAAATATACAGATAAAGAAGAAATATTTAATAGTATTTTTCTTAATAAATTAGAAGGATTATATTCCGATTTAGGATGGTCTTTTCCATCGTTAAATAAATTTACTCAAAAATTCTTTAAATTTTAAAATGAAATATGATAACAACTGAAATAACATCGTTTATTAAAAAATACTATTTAGACGGTCAATGTGAATCTGCAATCTGGAATCAAACAGATAATGGATACTTAGTAAATTTTTATACTAATACAAAAGACTGCTTAGGTAAGATTGAGTTTAATACAGAGATAGAAGATGGAGAGACTAAATTTGGCGTGTTCTCCACAAGTCAATTGCTATCATTAATGAATATTACAAATGAATACTGTTCATTAAGTATAGAAAGGGATTTAAAGGGTAATTCAATTAAAATGCAAATATCGGATAATCAATATGAAACGTTTTATCACTTAGCTGATTTAAATCTGTTTGAAAATATACCAGCTATAGATGAACCAGAATCATATGATATTAATATTAATTTAGATTCAGACTTTGTTAATAGATTTATTAAAGCAAAAAATGCATTAGATAAAACTATTAATAGAGTTTTAATAGAAACTAAATTAAATAATGATAATCAAAAATGCGTTGAATTTACTATTGGAGAAAATTCTTCACATGCTAATAAAATTAAATTTAATATAATATCAAGCTATGAAAATGACATAGAACCAATTCCATTTAACGGAGACATACTAAAATTAATATTCCAGGCCAATAAAGAATTTACATCAGCTAATATTAAAATATTCAGAGAAGGTTTAATGAAAATAAATTTTCATAATAATAATATTAAGTCTCAATATTTTTTAGTAAGGCAATCTACAGAATAGTATATTTATAATAGTAAAATAATATATAGATGGATAGCATGTATACTAGTTTAGGAATGTTAATAGGAGGCGCTGTCGCTACGATCACTCCATATATAATATCCTGGATAAATAAAAAGTTAAATAAAAACAAAGAAGGATATTCATTTATTCAAAATACCGATATTAGAGCTAAAATAAATGAAGTTCTGATAGAAATAAGAGCTTATGTCGGATCCAACAGGGTAAATATAATTGAATATCATAATGGTAATATTTCAACTAACGGATTACCATTTAATTATTCATCTATGACATACGAGAGCGTAGATTATACAACCAAGAGTCAGATACTAGATCTTCAAAAAATACCCATTAGTCCTATATGTAAATTATTAATAGACATACATAATTGTAAACAATCATACTTTAAGATAGGCCCAGATTTTCCAGATCAAGAAATTATAAGACTAAATAAATTTTATGGTATAATCACTAATTATACCTTTAAAATAGGTAATCATATAAAAGACGGAGTTGTTAACATATCTTGGGTTTTTGAAGATATGACTTTATCGGAAGAAGAAATTGAATTTATTATTATTAAAATAAAATATATTCAAGATTTAATGTCTAAAATGATAAAATATTAAAATAAATTACATAAAAAATAATGGTTTTGTAAAATAATATATATTTATATAAGAGGTACTTGACAGGTCTCCATTATTAAATAACAATTATTATTAACCGCTACCTTAGGGAGCATAAACAACAAAAAAATGAAAAATAAAACTACAGACGTGTTCGTAGTATTTGATGACTTAGCTGGTACTATTTTGACCGGAACTAGCTTAACATCAAGCGGACTATCACTAACAAGTGGAACAAGTAATTATTCAACATTAACAACAACAACAAATGGTACAACAGGGTATGTAACAGATACATTCCTAGGAAATTCTCTCACAAATGGTTCAACAGCTATTTGGCAACAACCACATCAAATAATCCCACAAACATACAATGATTATTGGAACTTTGATGAAGAGATGGATTTATTATGGAAATCTTTCTTCGATAAAAATGCCCATTACAGACCAATTTCAGAAAAAGCAGTTCAACACCCCGTTGATATTCAAGAGACTGACAATGGTTTAAGAATTGAAATTGCTGCTGTTGGATTAGAAAAATCAGATATAGATATTATTGTAGACTCAGAAACACTTAGAGTTGCTTATCGTAAAACAGAAGACGATAAAACAAAAGAGAAAAATGAATATAGATATCTACATCGTTCAATTAAAAAAGCAGGTTTTGACATTGCTTGGAAGGTATCTTCTAAATATGAATTATCTAAACTAGAGGCTGGTTTAGATAGAGGTTTATTAACGTTGGAGATTCCATACGCTAAAGAAAATAAACCAAAGAAAATCGAAATAAAATAAGTTTTGAAATCCGGAGACCTGTCATTATCTTTAAATTCTATTAAAAAAAAGTTGTATATATTAAAAATTATAGTTACATTATGATATGTTAATCACTACAGAGATAATAGAATTTCAAGGTATATTATATATTGTTAAAAGAAAAATTAAGGAAAAGTATAAACCTAATATAGAAGCATGGAAAGAACATTTAAATGCAAATACCGTGTTAAGAAAAAATGAAGAACTATATTTTTTAGAGGAAATACAAGAAGCAGAAATAATAGAAGGAGAACAAATAAATTAAATTATGTCTAAAATAACACCACTTAACGGTTTTACAATTTTAAAACCAATCGAAGAAGAAGAACAACTATCAGGTAATATTATTATCCCTGATCTAGGTAAAGAAAAGCCAGAAATTGGTGAAGTTGTTGCTACAAGTCCAACCTATAATTATAACTCAGATACAGAGGTAAAGAGTGCATTAAAAATAGGAAGCAAGGTATTAATACCTAAAATGGGAAGTCAAAGACTTGTTGTTGAGGGAGAGGAATATTATATTACAAAAGAAACAGATATTTTAGCAATTTTAAATTAATAATCATGACAGATAACATACACGGGGTAGAATTAAAAAATAAACTATTACAAGGAATACAGAAACTAAACCATGCTGTTTCATCAACTTTAGGTCCTGGTGGACGAACAGTCCTTATTGAAGATAAGGTTAATGGAATTAAAGTTACAAAAGATGGAGTAACTGTTGCAAAAGCATTTAATACTCTTGAAGATGAAGTAGAAAATATTGGAGCTCAATTAGTTAAGCAAGTATCAATTAAATCTGCTAATGAAGCAGGTGATGGTACAACAACATCAACCTTACTTACAACAATCATGATTGAAGAAGGTCTTAAACTAATTAACCAAGGAACAAATCCAGTTGAAGTAAAAAAAGGTATTGATGAGGTTATAAAATTAGTAGTTGAAGAATTAAAAAACTTATCACAAAACCTAGAATCTGAAGATCAAATTAAGCAGGTAGCTACAATCTCAGGAAATAATGATGAAGAAATAGGTAAATTAATAGCAACTGCTATTGATAAAGTAGGTAGAGAAGGAATTATATCTATTGAAGAAAGTAAGACTGGGGAAACTACATTAGAGGTAGTAGAAGGTATGCAATTTGACAGAGGATATAAATCACCATATTTTGTTACTAATAATAATACAATGCAGGCTGTATTAGAAGATGCATATATTTTAATGTATGATGGAAAAATTAACACTGCAGCTGAATTATTACAAGTATTAACTAAAGCAAATGCTGAAAATAAATCAATATTATTAATAGCAGAAGATTATGGTGATGAAGCATTAGCAACTGTTATTGTTAATAAAATGAGAGGTATTGTGAAGGTTGTCGCAGTTCGAGCACCTGACTTTGGAGATCGTAAAACATTATTACTAGAAGATTTAGCAATCATTACCGGAGGTCAGGTAATATCTAAAGATAAAGGATTAAAATTAGATAAAATTGCACCTAATATGTTAGATCAATATCTAGGAAAAGCAAGGACTATTAATGTAGAAAAAGATAGAACAACCATTATAGATGGAAAAGGATTAGAAGAATCTATTGAAAATAGAGCTGAAGAGATAAAAAATCAAATAGATAAAGCTACATCTTTTTACGAAAAAGAAAAATTACAAGAAAGATTAGGTAAATTAATTGGAGGCGTAGCTATTATTAACGTAGGAGGTAATAGTGAAATAGAAATTAAAGAAAAAAAAGATAGAGTAGAAGATGCTTTATTTGCAACAAAAGCAGCTATATCTGAAGGAATTATACCTGGAGGAGGTATCTCGTTAATTAGAGCATTTAAAATTGCAGTATCTAAAACACATGACTGGTCTTTAGATAAAAAAGTAGGTGTAAAGATTATAAGTAAAGCATGCTTTGAACCATTTAAAAAAATATTATCTAATGCAGGTAACGAATACTGGCATGAAATACTCCACGAAGTTCAAAGCTCAGAATTAAATAATTCAACGTACAATGCTAAAATAAATCAAGTAGTAGATGCATTTAAATCAGGACTACTAGATCCGACTAAAGTAACTAGGACAGCATTAGAAAATGCATCATCTGTAGCAGGCACAATACTTACCACTGAATCAGTGATATTTGAAAAGAAGGATAATAAAAAGGATGATACAGTAGATATGGGAATGGCAGGTATGATGTAAATAAATAATTATAGTTAGGTAATTTACAATTTATTATATTTATTATTATAAATCAACTGGAGTCTAAATAATAAATGGGATTAATTTTAGTAAATATAATAGTTACCACCATAGGTAAAGATGCAGGCCCGTTCGATATATACGATGACTACAGCGGATTAGTAGCTATTAATATTAGTAAAGAGGAATTACTATCTGGAATAGAATTATATATAAATGAATTATCAACAGTAATAACAGTTGTTAGTAAGGGGATATGTACCAATATATTATCATTTAATGTAATTATATATACCCCTACTCCTACACCAACTGCAACACCAACACCAACTCCAACTCCAACACCTACTGCAACATCAACACCAACTGAAACACCAACTGCAACATCAACACCTACTGCAACACCGGTACCAACACCTACACCTACACCTACTGCAACACCTACTGCAACATCAACACCAACTGCAACATCAACACCTACTGCAACACCGGTACCAACACCTACACCTACACCTACTGCAACACCGGTACCAACATTAACTCCAACATTAACTCCAACACCAACATTAACTCCAACACCAACATTAACTCCAACACCTACTGCAACACCGGTACCAACATTAACTCCAACATTAACTCCAACACCAACATTAACTCCAACACCAACATTAACTCCAACACCTACAGAAACACCAACTCCAACACCAACACCACTTCCTACTATTAGTTTAGCTTACGATGTATCTAATCCTGGTACTGCATGTTACAATTGGGATAATGTTATAGGTAGAACAAATTATCGCTCAAATTGTGATCAAGCATCATTAACAAACGGATGTAGTTTACTAAACATGGACTTTACTACCCCTGCATCGGGATATTATGCATATGCAGGAACAGTTTGGTACTTTGCCGGGACAACATTAAGTGCGCAAGTATCATGTCCAACACCAACACCTACACCAACACCAACACCTACACCAACACCAACAGGAACACCTACACCTACTGCAACACCAACAGGAACACCTACACCTACTGCAACACCAACACCAACACCTCCACCTGTTGTTGGT